CGTTTGCAGAAAAACGTGTGTACGCACTATTAGACAATAGAATCGACACCCACACAAAGATGATTGATTTATACAAAGAAGTGCTTGATTAGGTAACTACATGGCATTATAGTTCACTATACGGTATAAGGAGAACCAATATGAGTGACAACCCTGCGTTCGGCGCAGAAAAACTTACTAGAGTTTTTTTGAAGATTAAGACTAAACGTGCAGAGATAACCGCTGCGTTTAAAGAAGAGGATGAAAAGCTCGTAGCTAGTTTAGATCTCATCAAAAACGAAATGCTTTCCCACCTACAAAAGACAGGTAGTACAAGTGCTGGCAACGAAGCCGGTATGTTTTACCGTAGCACAAAGGCTAAGTATTGGACTAGCGATTGGGAAAGTATGCACAAGTTTATTCTTGCGGAGGGAGTACCTGAGTTCCTTGCCAAGACTTTAAATCAGGGGGTAGTTAAACAGTACTTGGAGGAACACCCAGACAAACTACCAAAAGGGCTGAATGTAAATTCAGAATACACAATAACTGTAAGGAAGAAATGATGGCGCAGCCATTTGTAGAAATCGGGGATGTAGCAAGCCACTTTAAGGTGTCAGTAAGCACTGTCCGCGCTTGGGTAAGGCAGGGGCAAATACCCCCAAATACCTATGTAAAGCTTGGTAAGACGTTTAGATTTCAGCTTGATGCTGTGGCAGATGCACTGCTTAACGGTAGCGCCGTGTCTGAGTCTGAACCAGAAATTGAAATAGACGAAGATCTATAGCGATGGGGGCAAAGCGTATTAGCATACGGGACGGTAGGTTTCGCAAACTCGTAGAGGGCACGGAAGTCTTACTAGACTCTGATACCTTAGATGTGGTTATACTTAATGCTGCCAGCATATCTAGACTACATTATGGTTTAGAGTATGACCCCAAGAAAGGGAACCACCCCCGCTGCTGGTCGTCCGATACCCAAGTCCCCGACAGAAGTGTGCCTGTGGATCAGTTGCAAGCTACAAGCTGCATGACTTGTGAGCAGAACATAAAAGGATCGGGCGTAGGTAATTCGCGTGCGTGTAAGTTCTTACAAAGGATAGCCGTAGCTATTATTGAAGACAATTTGTACGACGTTTACCAACTACAGTTACCAGCAACTAGTTTGTTTGGTACCGCAGAACGTGGGTGGTTGTCGATGCAGGACTATGCAAAACACTTAGCTCGGCATGACACCCCTGCAATAACCGTCGTAACTAGAATTTGTTTTGAGCAAAATAGTTACGCACCAAGGCTACGTTTTAGGCCCATGCGGGTTTTAGACGCAACCGAACTGAAAGAAGTAGCGGAGTTAGAGCAGCACCCTGACACGCTAAAGGCGATAACTATGGGCACACCGGAACCACGGAGCATTGCAGTATCGCCGTTTAGTGAAGTAGAAGGGTTTGTAGCTAGCAAAGCTATTTAATTAATAATATATTTAGGAGAACACAAGATGGCTGAAGGAAAATCAGAAGGGTATTTCATTAACGGCGTAGAAGCTAAGTACCCACATCTAGATAAAACTTACAACTGGGACGATTCTGAAGGACGTAGTATGCCGTGCAAGCCGCTTGCAGCTAATGCAGCGTACGATACTAATTTTATTATGTCTGAAGACACCGCCGACGCGTTGTGGAAAGAGATGCGTGCAGCGTACAAAGAGCGGCAGAAAGCCGAATCTAAGTGGCCTGTGAAGTTTGACAAGCCGTTTACTGAAGAAGGCGACGGTAGACTTACTTTTAAAGCCAGTTTGAAGGGCGCTTATAATGGCGAACCTACTGCGGCACCGAGGCAGGTTGACTCTAGTAACGTAACACTCGCAGAGGATTTTCAGTTAACGTCAGGTAGCACTGTGAATCTGTATGTAACTTTTGTGCCCTACCACATGAAAACTGGTACAGGGGTTTCCTTACGACTAAGAGCAGTGCAAGTCACTAACTACGTACCTAGGAAAGAGACTTCCCCGTTTGGTGCAGTAGAAGGCGGTTTTGTTGCCGCTGCAAGTGACGATGCAAGCCCCTTCGGTGCCCAAGCAGTCACTGCACAAGTAAGTGACGAGGATGATTGGGGTGATGAAGACGAGGCTCCAGTTAAAGAACCTAAGAAAGTGGTCAAGAAGACTGCTGCCCCCAAAGAAGAGAAAGCTGAGATAGCTGCGGTTATTGATGATTGGGACGACAACGACTAGTCCCCAATAACCCTTACTGTGGCTAGGATTTCCGAAGAGGGTGTACCGACACCCCTGCCACGGTGTCTCTCGGTTTTGGGTAGAACGTCATGGAAACAAAAGAATTTCTAAGCGAGGTGCTTAGTGACAGTGGGTGGTACTGCTTATTCGGTAACGACACTGAGAAAGACCGTAGGACACAAAAGTTCTACACTACAATTAATGAATTAGTAGATGAGTCATACATCCTAGACCAGCAGGGGTATGACGTTTACTTTGCCTTAGCTACATTTAAGGAGAAAGGTTCTCGTAAAGTAGAGAACGTACAGAATTTAAAGTCTTTATTTTTAGATTTAGACTGTGGGCCTAGCAAAGATTTTGCAACCCAGAAAGAAGCTATAGATAAACTGCGTAAGTTTGTCCGTGACTTAAAACTACCTAAGCCCCTGATGGTAAGTTCTGGGCGTGGGGTGCATGTATATTGGATACTAGAAGAAGCCGTCCCGCTAGAGGAGTGGTTGCCAGTAGCGGAACAACTTAAAGCCCGTTGCGCTAAACATAAGTTCTTAGCTGATCCAGCTGTTACCGCCGACGCTGCGCGGGTACTTCGCCCGTTGGGCACACACAACTACAAGACCTCACCACCTGCGGAAGTATTTAAGTACGGTGTGGAGCTACCCCCACCCGTAAATTTTGATGTGCTGTCTGAGCTGCTGGGTAAGAACCTGATGCCAGTGGTTACAAAGATTGAAAACCGTACCCCCAACGCCACGCTACAAGCACTGATGGGTAACGTAGAAAACAAATTTGGGACTATCGTAAAGAAGATAAACGCAGGTACGGGTTGCAAGCAGCTTGAGGTAATCGCAACAGATAAAGAAACCACTACAGAGCCTATGTGGAGGGCGGGACTATCCATAGCGAAGTTCTGCTCTGACGGAGAGAAAGCTGCACAGTACATATCTAAAGGGCACGAGGGTTACTCGGAAGAAGCTACGGCAGCGAAGGTACAGCAGATAAAAGGGCCGTACCTATGTGTCAAGTTTGATGAGTTTAATCCAGATGTGTGCCCTCAGTGCCAGCATTGGGGCAAGATAAAATCGCCTATTATTTTAGGCAAGAACGTAATCGCCGCAGAAGGCGGAGATAACATAGTAGAAGCTCCATCAGCTACGCTACCGAACGCCCCAGTGCAGACATACACTATTCCAGACTACCCAAGCCCCTACTTTCGGGGGGTCAACGGCGGTATATACATAAGGGCACGGAATGTTGATGGGGAAGCAGAAGAACGCCTTATATACCACAATGATTTTTACGTAGTTAAGCGTGTAGTTGATGTAGAGATCGGTGAAGCTATAGTGATGCGGCTGCACTTACCAAAAGATGGGGTACGAGAGTTTACTGTGCCGCTAACCGCTGTTACGTCGCGAGAAGAGTTCCGTAAGAACATGAGTATGCAGGGCGTGGCGGTAAACAAAATGGACGAACTTATGCAGTACACAACTACTTGGGTAAACGAGCTACAAGCTATGGCTACAGCGGACGTGGCTCACCGGCAGTTTGGTTGGACTAGCGATGCGATGGAGTCTTTTGTACTCGGCAACCAAGAGATATTTGCTGACCGTATAGAGTTCAACCCGCCAGCCTCCAATACTGTAGCTATGTTCCCAGCGTTTGACGCAAAAGGTTCTTTGTCGGGTTGGAAAGATATGGCTGCTTTCTTAAACGAAGTGGGGCAAGAACCTTACCAATACATTATGGGGGCTTCGTTTGGCTCTGCGCTCATGCAGCTAATGCCTGTTGCGTGTTCTGTGTTGCATGTACACAGTGACGATTCTGGCTTCGGTAAAACCACTGCTCAGTTTGCGGGGCTAGGTGTGTGGGGGAATCCAGAAGAACTTATATTAGAGAAAGAAGATACCTACAACACTAAGATGAACAGGGCAGAGGTGTACCACAGTGTCCCGCTATTCTTAGATGAGCTTACTAACATGGCTCCAAAAGAACTTAGCGACCTAGCATACCAGTACTACGCCGGTAGACAGAAACGCAGGTTAACCAGCGGAGCTAACGTAGAGCGGTACAACGGCCCTGCGTGGAGTTTTATGGCGGTGTCCACAGGTAACGCCAGCCTGATAGAAAAGATAATGCTGTACAAGAAAGCGCCCAAGGCCGAGTCCCAGCGTATTCTTGAGTACAAGATAAGCAAACACTTCAAAGATGCCCAGACCAAAAGCCTTACCGATGAATTTCAATCTAACGTGTTGAAGCACTACGGTCATGCCGGGGTACCGTTCATACAGTATGTTATTAACAACTTAGAGGAAGTGACTACCCTACTTAAAAAGGTTCAAGTAAAGATAGACACCGAAGCTGGGCTAGCAGCAGAAAACCGATTCTGGTCAGCTGGCGCAGCATGTACTCTTACCGCGTTGATTGTATGCAGGAACATAGGGCTACTGCCCTACAAAAGTAAGCCCGTGTACAAGTGGATACTTGAAGTACTTAAGACCAATAAAAAAGGGATAGAGGATATGACTCACTCAGCGGAGCAAACCCTCAATGACTATATGAACGACCACTACGGCAATGTCCTGTGGATTAGAAGTACTGATGACCTACGTAAACAGAACGGGAACGGGTTAGACACGCTAGTCATACCGGACGTTAACCCGAGGGCTAGGCTGGTAGCTAGGTACGAGACAGACTTAAAACGAGCTTACCTAGTACCTAAGCCCCTACGTGAGTGGTGTGGCAAGCAGCAAATAAACTACGCGGCTTTTATTGAATCCCTCACGGAGAAGATGGGAGCTAAAAAATCTAAGATGCGTTTGAGCAAAGGCACACACATGAATCTACCTCCCACTGATGTGATCATAGTGAACTGCCTTGTAGAAAAAACACAAGAGGACAATGATGAGTAAGAGATTCTTAGCAGCTATTCGTGCTCAAAATATAGCATTAGAAGTGGGTAAAGAACGGGGCAAACGTTCGTACGCAAATGAGCCAAACATCACACTTCGCGAAGAACGCGGTAAGTTTCGACGAAACCTAACAACAGAAGAAATTATGGCGGTGTTAAACGCACAAGAGAAAGGTATACCAAGGGCTAAGATAGCCCAGCAGACGGGGTTAAAACCCGCTGCGGTGTACAATATATCTTACAGGTATGAGTTGACTCGTGTTGGGGGGTACAAAGTTTTGGGTAGAGATGACTAGTGCCCGAAACTGTAGACAACGGCGTACTTAAGCTAGACGACCTCGCTCCAGACGGAGTACGAGTAATAGTCAACTGGGATAAGATGTTAGTAGGAATGTCCGTTTTCGTGCCCTGCATAAACACAGAAGCTGCGCGTACACAGGCACAGGTTATAATGCTCCGTAAAGAATGGGATATGGAGCACAGGGTGCGGACAGAGGGTGGTAAACTAGGTGTACGAGTTTGGCGGACTGTATGATACTATATGGGGTGTAGCGCAATGCTACTAGGTTCTCCGACCTGCTTACCCCCTTCCTCGCGGTGGGGGGTAGGTTTTAGAAAAACCCTTCTGACTCTACTGCCGACTTCATAGCGGGAGATAACAGCACACCATTGTGCATCAGTAGCGTGGTTCTTTGGTGGGATTTAAGCGACCTCAATATTGTCTTACTGTTTATGAGAAGTTTAAAGTTCGCTTTAGCGGCGCTAGAGGTATTAAACTCCATCATATCATCCATAGATTCTTTTATTGCTTCGCTGTCACCAAAACGCATAGCCACGTAGTATTTTTTAAGTAGTTTAGATCGTTTACTAAAAGCTGCGTCGTCCATACGTTTGGCCTTAGACGACTCTTCCATACGGTTCATATACTCCGTAGGCGGAAACCCTAAGAACTGAGCAAACAGTTCACCAGACGATACGTCTTCATACATGGCATCCCCGCGCCGAGTTAGCATACCGTCATCTCTTGGGTAGCGGTACAACGCTCTGTACGCATTACGAAAGGCTCCGGGTAATATACTTTCAAACCCACGCTCGGTATCGCCTTCGGCGCTAAAGATCTCGCCAAACCCTTCGTAGACTCTAATTCCTACGCTAGTAGCAGGGCCACCAAAGTAGTGAGCGATAGTTTCTTCTGGGGAGGGGTCACTATTAAACCTATCTGCCTCGACCAACAAGTTGGTAAGTGCCACACGTTTGGACACATCTAACCCAGTTATTTCAGACAGCGCACCCTTGTACAGTGTGTTGCTGTTAAGAGCTTTACGTACGTAGGTTTCAAAATCTTCTTCGTCATCGTCTGTAAAGAAGGTATCTACGATTGAACTAATTAAACCAAACAGCGGCATACCTTGCACGCCAGCAAGTAGTAATACCGAAACATGGATTCCAGCGAGTTGTTTAAAGGCAACTCTAGCTTCTTTTGTATCGCCGTTGTACGCTGCCTTCGCTCCCTGCCACGCGGTCTTAAGCATTTTGTAGTACATTGTAATGCCGTAGTTCTTATACATAAGAGCCACACGACCAATTCCTGAGCGGGCAAATCTAGGCCCAGTCTCTAAGTTGGCACCACCGTTTATCTGCGTTGTCTCAAACACGGCTTCTTCTGCCGCCGCCGCTTCTGCCGCCGCACGTTCTGTAGGACTTACCGTGCCCTTACCTTTTAAAGCTTTGTTTAAAGCTAGATTGTACGCCGCCATTAAAGTTACTTGGCGGTTCATAACTTCAGCGTTATGAAACATAAGCGCGGACTGATTTGTAATCCAATCCATTTTACTTATGTTTCGGCCCGAAGAATCTACGCTCAGTGTTTCCGCTATAAAAGACGTACCTAACTGTCCTCGTCTAGCCGATAACTCAACTAAAGGTTTAATACTGTTCAGTTGCTCAATCTGAGCTTTTGATAAGTTTAAATCTTCACGGACTGTGTAAATACGTTTATCATTACTAGACCGAGTTACCGTGTAGTAGTTATCAAGCGACGGCTGCGCCTTGTCTTGGAGGGCTGTTAGCGCGTCTTTAAGCTTGTTATCTCCTTTTAGCGCTGTCCTTACAGAGCGAGGAGCACGCGCATCCCCAAAAATTGTTTGCTGCGTCTGACTAAACGGAGTATTAACAAACAAAATTGCAGCGTCTTTAAATGCAGCATTCGTCTCCGCAAACCCGTACTTACCTGCCAACATTGGGTAGGCGAACAGTGGTATTTGCGACAAGTTAACCAATGCAGAGGAAGCGTTAAACCCGATGGTAAAAAGAAACGCTGCGCGGTTCGCCATCTTAGCGTAGTTATCCACTGGCGGGTTTATTGAAAACCGCCCTCGATCCATAATCTCCGCAGCAAGAACTGGGTCGTACTTACCATCCTTAGCATTTGCTGCAAACGTGTCCATGTATGACTGAATTAACGCGCTGTTTTTTATTCTTACGGTCTGTCTGGCTAAATCGTAACCTTTCGTCCTTACTGCCTCAAAAGCATCTTTATCAAACCCCTCAGTCTTCATACGTTTTTTTAGTCTTTTTGCAAAAGAAGACTCGGGCAGCGCCTCAATAAACAACCGCGTGATCTGTTCTTTTGTTTCCGCATCTACATTTGGCTGCTGGTTTAGTATGTCTAGCACGTTACTGACAAAAGCAGGGGGCACCGAATCTTTGTCGTAGGTAGACTTACTATTCGGGTCAAATATTTCTATCTCCAGCCCTTCTTTATCGAAAAATTCCATTGCCTCTTGCCGCTCACCGTTAGACGCATAGGAAAATACTGCGGAGTTCTTACCGCCTTTTTTCTCTTTAACCGCTAAGAAATAAGTGCCGTTACGGGTAAGCGGGAAGTAAGGCTCTAACTTCGATGCTTCTAACATCTTAGCAAGTAGCTCGTTCTTTAAGTTCTTTCTGACGCTTTCGTCTACAGCTAGACTGTCAATCCTACCCTCTAATACTTTTAGTAGCTCCGCGTATTGGTTTTTATAGAAGTCTCGTAGCCTTACGTAGGTCTCTTGACCTTCCGCGTCTAACTTGTTGTACTCGTTCCGTAATCTTGTCCACTCTTTAAGTTTTTGGGGGTTATCAGCGTACTCTGATGCGTCTTTAGTTGGGTCTACTTCTGCTATGGTGCTGTCGTATACAATATTGTTAAACCTGTCACTCATAGCTTTTGTAGCGTTATTGGCCCACTCTAATATGGGCAGTAATGCGGATCTAGTTTTTGCTTCGGCATCAGTAAGATCCCCGCGCTGCAAATCAATTTGGTCTAATATTTCTTGAGCGCCGTTCATTTGATCGGATTTGGCGTAATCAGCAATACTGGCGTTGGGCAAAAACCCAAAAAATAATTTTTTAGCTTTGACTAAAGCAGGGTTTCCCGGCCCAGAAAATGCGCCTTTTATGTCACGTATTAAAGTGCTTCTTTTTTTAGAACCCGCAGCGTCTTCTGCGGCTTTCCTTACTGCTTTACCTATAGCTTTGGCGGTCATATTGTTAAACGACCCTACACCTATAAATTGAGGTGCTGGTGCCAACAACTGCTCAATCAACACGTCTAGTTCTTTAGAGGCGACTCCTTTTAAGGGCGGGCGCTTAAACAAAGCACGGATTGCATTAACGAACCGCTGCATAACACTAAGGCGTTCGCCCCCTATGCTAAACTTAGATAGTTCTTTGTGGAACGCAAGATTACCAAAAGCTTCTGCTACAAACTCTTCTACATCTGTAGCACCGTACTGCCCTTTCAATTGCCCTTTTACATCTTTAAACAACTTAATAATTTGCCTAGCAGCCGCACTCTTAGCGGGATTCCTTAAGGCTTGTATGGTAACTGCGTGGGTCATCTCGTGCAGTAGAGTATGCACACTCATAGCTGCGGGGATGTCTTCGTTTATAACAATTGTATTGTCTAGATCTATCTCGCCAAACTGACCTCTAGAGTAGAAACCGTACACTGGATACCCATCAACTAACGTAGACAGTCTTTTAGCAATAAGCTTTTCTGCCTCTGTAGCGTTTTCTGGTAGGTTTTTAGTTGTCTTAGAAATCAGTACCTTAGTGTCGCCCACCAGTTTTGACAGCAGGTTGGCGATCATTTTTACGCGTGGGTTGGTAGAATTTTTAGCAACATCTTGCAGTGCCGCCTTTAGATCTCCCGCTCTTAGTGCTGCTAAGGTAGTTTCCGTAAGGGGGGCGGTTACTCCTTTAACAGGTATACCTAAAAGATTATTTTGGGCGGGGGCAATATTTGAGTCCGCATTTCTTCCCGACATTTCATTTTCTGCATATTCTGTAGCAACGTCTTTGGATTGCCCTAGTCTTCTTGCGTCTAGTATAAGCCGCGCCTCAGTAGCTTTTGCGCCCCCTGACATCATATCCCTTGCGTGAGCTATGGCTTCTTTGTCAGTGTACCCCTGAGCAGGCGATGCAGCTTTAGACTGTTTGCTTTTTCTTTTCGTAGGCTTACTAACAGCACTCGGTGCAGGGACAGCGTTTTTAGCTTCGCTAAAATACTTAAGCAAAGTTGGGATTAACTTATTTTCTTTGCGAGAATCATTAAGTTCTTTTAATTCTTTTGGTGTTAGTTCTTCGGGGTCTAAATCGCGGTCTGCATCTACACTTTTAGCATTTTTAGCAAGTTCGCTTTCTCTGGCAAGGTTTACGCCGTCTACTATCTCATCCATAGACTTTGATGGTGTGGTATCTGTATCTGTATCTTTATCTTTTAGTGGCTCTCCTGTGACCATAGCTTTAGCAGCTTGAGCTTGTTGCGAGGTTTTTGCTTGCCTAGCTTGTAGTTTCTCAGCGGCTTTTTTTGGGTTAAAGGCTGTAAATTGGTCTCGTGGAATACCGTCTATAAGTATTTCGCCGTCTTTCTTTATGCCTTTGTATTCCGTACCGTCTTCAAATGTAAACGTGTACTGAGGGTAATCACCTTCCAAGTTCTCTGTGATTGTTGGTGCTGGCACTCCTTGAGCGGGAGTAATTCTAGCAGCTTCTTTTTTCTCAGCAGCTTCAACTTTTTTCTCAGCAGCTTTAGCTTTTTTCTCGGCAGCGTTTTTCTCGGCAACTTGAGCTTTTATCCTTTTTTGAAGGGCGCCCTTTTTAAGCACAAGGGTTTTTGGTTTGGTAGCGGGGGTAACGGCAGTGGGGGTAACGGCAGTGGGGG